AGTAGTATCTTCTACACATACATATGCCCATCCACCAAAATTTACTGTATCTCCTGTTTTATATGCATTTCCTCCTGACCAATCTCCTTGAGCTTTAAATCCTGGAACAATTAAATCCCAATTTGCTCCTGAGGCTAAAGGTGCGGCCTGACCAGCAGCAACTTCTTGAGCAGCTACATAAGCATATCCACCATAAGTTACAACATCACCTTTTTCATAAACATTTCCTGAACTCCAAGTATCTTCAAATTGTAATCCATCTGTGTAAGCACTAAAATTACTTTCATTAAAAGATGAAGCACTTGCTGATGAAGTGTGAGCAGTAGTACAAATCCATAAACTTGCTCCGTATTTTACAACATCATTTACTTTATAATAAGTGCTTGTAGTATATGTGCCTTTATAATCTGTTGCGTCAATATATAATTCAAAATTAGATGCATTTAATATTGCTACACCAGCTACAGCGGCAGCTGATGTGTGTTGAGTTGTACAACGAAATTGTCTAGCACCATATTTTACTACGTCATTTAATTTGTAATGTGTAGAGGCCGCATATGTGCCTTTAAAGAAAAGAGATTCAGCTTGTAGTGACCATTTAACAGCAGATAAATCTGTATAAAATCCTGGACTTGTAGATTGAGAAGTATGGTTAACAATACAAACGTAGGTATTACCACCGTATTTTACTACGTCATCTATAAGAAAACCTGTAGAGGTTGACCAGTCACCTCTCCATTTAAATTTAATTCTACCTAGTTTAAAATCTGCCATTGATGAACCTTATTTTATTCTACTATTTATAATCATTTTAACTTTAGCTTCTCCAACTTGTTGAATTTACTGTTTGTGTACTCTCAAAAGTACTAAAATCATCACTCGCTATGCTTGTTAAAGACTTTACAAAATTCTCTCTTTTTACAAAATAACCATCACTGTCTATAAAATACGTGGCTTCACCATCTTCAAAGACATATTGATAATAAAAATCTGATGGATTTGCTTGTGTTGTTTTATCTATTTTACCAATGGCAATCTGAGCGCCACTTTTAGGTGCAACTTTAAAAGAAACAACAGGCGTAGCATAAGAATAAGTAGCATCTAATTGTTGAAGTCCACCATCAATGAATACCGCTAATCTTGAACCATCTAATACAGGATTTGATAGAGTAACTGTTGTTGTTGCTCCATCGCCTGTATAAATTTCTGTTGCGCCAGCTTGAAGTTTAACTGTGTCTACTACGTAATTTTCGTCTGTTGGTAATTGTCTTCCACCATTTTTATCTGTAGGATTACCAGCTTCAAAGTCTATTGAAACATTTTCGTCTTTATTAATTTTTGTGTAGTATAATAATCCTTCACTTGTACGTCTTAAAGCGTGAAACGTTTCCGTTGTTTGTGCTGAAGTTTCTGGTACTACGTATCCTAATTTGGCCATTAAGTAATCTCCAATACACTAGCATAAGCTTCAACATCAGGTGAAGATGAATCATCATTGACAGCTGCTACCAATCTAATTTTATCGTTAGCTTCTAAATTTATTGGCTTGTCCATCACTAAAGTATTTTCTACAGGAATTTGTAAAGATTTTCCTATATGATAAAAAGTTGTGCCACCATCTGTAGTAACTTTTACATCTACGTTGGCCACATTTGTAGAACTCTTATTTGATATGTACAATGCGTGAATAACGGCCGTTGTAGCAGATGGACAAGTGTATAAATTAGCACTTGCATTATCTGAAGTGATAACTGTCATACCTGCATTTTTAAATGTACTTGCCATTTTTTAAATTATCCTCCGAAAACAATTGACAATGCTAATGCATCATCAACCATTGCCACTGTTCCGCTTTGATTTGGTAAAGTTATTGTTCTATCACCTGTAGGTTCAACCGCTGTTAAACTTGTTTCAAAAGCGTTTTCAACAGCACCTTCAAACACCAAATTAGAACCGTTTAAAATAATATCGTTTGTAGTCGTAGCTCCAATATTTGTAACACCTTGAAGTGTAACTGCACCAGCACCTCCAACTTCTTTTACAACACCAGCTGTAGTTTTAGTATAAAATTTACCATCAGTTATATTGAGTGCTATTTCGCCGGCTTCTAATTGACCTGACGTAGGTATTGAAGCTGCTACTTCTGAGCGTTTTGGTTTAAATACAGTTGTCATAATAAATTATTTTTTAAATATATTTTTTAATCTATCAATATAATTGTAATTTCTTCTATCTTCTTTTTTGCCTAAACTGTAACCAATCAAAAATGATCCGGCCATAACTGTAAGTATTGCGATTATGTGCCAAGCTAAAAATGCCATTAATATGTTCCTCCGTCTATTGTTGTTATTGCTACTGAACCGCTTGTAACTAAAAAGTTTGCAGTAGGGAAAAAGGCAACACCTGCGTTTGCTGAAGTTGCTAATTCTCCTGATATTGTAATTCTGTTTTGTGATACTGTTGTGTTAATTCCTTCGCCTGCTAAAAATTCTAAAGTATCTTCTAAGAAAACTTGTCCTATTGTAGAAGATTCATCTGCTAATCTTATAAATGGATTTGCAAGTTTGCTTCTTGTAATAGAACCTGCTAACATAGCATTTGTAATACCTAAAGCTTTTACATTTAAAGAATCACCAGTAATTTGTATTGAACTATCATCTACAACTACGTCTAATTGATTACCGCTTTTTGATAAAGCAGCGCCTGCTGTAATTTGGCCAGCACCAGAAAATTGAGAAACAGGTAAATCTGTTGTGCCTATTGTTGGTGCACCGTTGTGTGTAAATACATAACCGTTATCAGCATTTGTTGTACCTTGTTCTACGAATACAAATACTCCGCCAGATAAATCACTTGAAGTATCGGCATCAATCGCTCTTGTGAAAACATCACCTGCACCATATGTATAGATACCATTATGTGCTGCGTTTGTTTGGTTTTTAATTAAAATTCTATCACCAATAGTAGGTGTTACTCCATCTATCTGTGCAAGAATAAATATAGGCATATCATAAGTTAATGTAGCACCCACACCTGCAGTACCATTATTGTATGTTACATTGCCTATATTTCCTGTTGTAGCCAAAACAACAGAATTTTTAACATCTAAACCTTGTGATACTGAATCTACATATGCTTTGTTTGCTAAAGAGTTATCTGTAAATCCTGCTCTGTCTTTATATCCTGAAGGAACTACAACTGTACCTGTTCCGTGAGGAGTTAAAGTAATATCTTTATTAGAAGCAGTAGTTGTAATTGATTGGCCATTAATTGTAATGTCATCTACTACTAAAGAAGTTAATCCTGCAATATCAGTTGTTGTTGCACCTAAAGTAAGTGTAGAACTTCCTAATGTAATTGTAGAATTTGCTAATTTTGCATTTGTAACACCAGCATCTGTTAATTGTGTTGTACCAATCGAACTATTACCGATTGAAAATGATACTTGATTGTTTGTAACAGCAGTTACAACTTGTGTGTTACCTTGAAAATCTAAAGTTTCGTTTGTATTAAATGTATCTGAACCTGTATCACCTGTAATTGTAAAATTAGAGAAAACAGTTTCAAAGGCTAAATTTCCTGAACCATCTGTCTTTAAAAACTGGCCAATAGTTCCATCATCTGGTGGTAAAGTTAATGTGTAACTTGCGGCTAAAGTATTTGGAGCTTTAATTATAATATTATCAGTACCGTTATTAGTACCTTCATTTAATTTGATTCCGCCACCAACTGTTGTACTATTTCCTACAATAATTTCATCTACTGCTTTATTCGCATCAACGATAATAGCTGAACTCGCAGTTAAAACTCCTGGTTGATGATCTAAAGCTGCTGTAAAATACTTACCGCCAATTACAACCTGTGATGAGGCATCTCCGTTACCATCAACAGGACCAACACCGATAAAGAGTTTGTCTCCTAATGTGTTATAGGCACCTGTAGCGTATGAATACGAAAGCTCTCCAATTTTGGCTGTTGCAGGTGTACCTAGGCCACTGGACGTTTTAATTTTAATTATAGTTGCCATTTATTAATATTCTCCACCGTTAAGTGTTAAATTTCCTGTAGTTGTAATGATGTTTGTTCTTGTAACAAACTTTTGATCGCTTG